TTGGCAAGTACAAAGACAGCGTAGCAGCGCAAGATGCGTTTAAACACTTAGAAAGCGAAAACGGAAGACTACGCCGTGAGAAAGCGCCTACTGCTCCTGATGCTTATGAGTACAATTATGCAGAAGATAATGACATACAAAGCATTGTAGACGAAGGTTACAACTTTGCAGAAGACCCTATGGTGACAGCAATGGAGCCTGTGTTTAAGGAGATAAACCTTACACAAGATCAAGTAAGCGCCCTAGTAAAAGCCCACGTAATGTTTGAAGCAGAAATGCAACCTAACAAAGAAGAAGAAATGTCTAAGCTAGGTGCTGATGCAAGTAAAATCACAACAGAAGTCGGCGGTTTTATTTCACGCAACTTTACAGAAGGTGAGCAAGACATACTACACCAGACAGCATCTACAGCAGACGGTGTAAAGGTTTTGCATAAGCTTAGTAAGTTTTCACAAACAGAAAAAAACATTCCAACTGGTGAAGCTGCTACCGTTGCTAGAGAATCATCTAAGCAGTTGTATCAAAAGGCATTTGATGTACAAAAGAAAGCTGGAGCTAATTTTCAGTATAACTCAACAGCAAAAGACCTATATGAAGACTTAATGGATAAAGCTATTGAAGCAGAAGAAAAAGGCTTGTAAAAAAAGCTATTGTGTAGTTTAGCATTTTTTGATATATTGATTTGAGATACGACAAAGGCTCACTGCTTTTTAAGTACCCCTTTTGTAGTTCGATGGCTCGGCAAGCCATTAATTGCAAGCACACGGCCCCTCTAAGTTGAGGCTTACCCGAAGCGATTTTGGTAAAATTTAACTTAACTTTGGAGGGACAATTATGTCTTTAAATCTATCCACTGCTGCCGTTAAAAAGTTTGAAAAGGAAGCACAACAAGCTTTTCAAGAAAGCGGCACAAACCTTCGTAACGCTGTTACAGTACGTGATGCGAAGGCTTCTAAGTCTGTACAGTTTCAAGTTTATGGTGAAGTTATCGCTAACGAGCGTACTGCCATTCACACAAACATTCCGGCTCAAGACCCATCTATTACAATTCCTACAGCAACCGTTAAAGATTACACTGTTGGTATCTACACTGACATTTTCTTGAACAACCAGATCGGCTTCGATGGTCGTCAATCTGCTGTGCAAGGTATTGTAAGCGCAATGAACCGCCGTATGGATGAAATTGTTATTTCTGCACTAGATTCTGCATCAGGTAATACTGTTGCTTCTGGTAGTGATAACCTTAACGTAGCACACTTTGCTAACTCAGCTAAACTTCTTGGTTCTGCTGTTCCTGATACTGATCGTCATTTCCTTTGTCATGACAATGGTTTTTATCACTTCATCCAAGAGTCAGATGTTAAAACAATCGATAGCAACTTCCACAAGCCTCTTACAGATGGCAAATTGCCTAACTTCTTAGGTTTTGACATTCACAAGATGGCAAATCGTGATAGTGTTGTTGTTGGTGATAACGCTGGTGGTTTGGCGCTTTCTGGCTCAGACCGTACTAACTACGCTTGGCAAAAGCAGTCTATTGGTTTGGCAATGAATATGGAGCCAAAAATCACAATCGACTTTATCCCAGAAAAGCAAGCACACTTTGTTGTAGGTAAGCTTTCTGCTGGTTCTGTTCTTTTGCAAGATGCTGGTGTAGTAACAATTACAACTGATGAATCATAAGGAGAACTAAACAATGGCTTTTGATCGCACAAAACTAGCACTAGAAGGTGGACCAAACACTACTTTACCACAGCGTTTTGCCTACACTTCTATTGATACAGACACAGTTATTTCTACTGCGGGTTACTTTGATGGCGCTGCTGACATTTTAAAAGTCGGCGATGTTATCAATGTTCTTGCTGATAGCGATGGCACACCTGTCTATGGTCGTGTTCTTGTAAATGCTAATAGCGGAGGCGTTGTTGACGTTTCTGATATTGAAGCGTTTACCACGACTGATACCGAATAAGGGTTTTTCGTCTCGCCCTTTTAGTAGGGGGGCATTTTGCCCCTCTACTTTTTATAATTAGAAAAGGAATTGAAATGGCTACGGACCTAAGTATATGTCAAGCTGCTCTATTATTAGCAAACGCTAACACAATAAATTCCTTTGATGACGGTACAAGAGAAGCCCAAATGTGTAAGGCTTTTTATGAAACCGTTAAAGATGCCACGTTGCAAAAGCATCCTTGGGCATTTTCTTTATTTCAAGAACAACTAGCAAAAACAACAAACACACCTTTGTTTGATTTTAACTACGAATACCAGCTTCCCAGCAATACATTACGTATATTAAAAATCAGCACACCTCCGGGCAATGACTATCGTATATTAAAAGACAAACTGTTTTCAAGTGTTGACGGCATTGAAGTGTTATATCAGAAAGACCCCGGTGAAGAGTTTTTCCCTGCATATTTTAGGGTGGTGTTAGAGTACCGTTTAGCACAAAAGCTTAGTTTAGCCCTAACGCAAGATGAACAAATGGCTGCTAACTTCCAGCAGGAATATCTATTAACTATGCGCGAAGCACGCGGCATTGACTCACAAAGCTCACCTAATTTAACTATTGATGAAACATCGTTGTTGTTGACGGCTGTGCGTGGTAACGATGGCTAAAATAAGAACACTGCAAGCGTCATATGTATCGGGTGAGTTTGACCCTACGTTGTTTGGCCGCGTTGATATAGAAGATTACTTAAAAGGCGCAGACAAGCTTCGCAATGTATATATACGCCCGCAAGGTGGAGCGTTCCGCCGTGAAGGGTTGGACTACTACGCACAAGTCAACGGTAACAACGAAGCTCGCATTATACCGTTTCAGTTTAACGATGAGCAAACTTATGTGTTGGTGTTTACTGCTGGTCGTGTAGATGTGTATCGCACAGATACAAAGACACTACAAACAAGCATAACATCATCACCTATAAGCAACTTAACGAACGACATACTAAGCGAGATTAATTGGACACAAAGCGCAGACACATTAATATTGTTTCACAAAGATTTGCAGCCTATCAAAATCACGCGCACAGGTCACACAAGTTGGACTGCTGTTAATCTTACGTTTGAAAACATACCGCCGTTTGCTTTTGGCTCATTGACCACAACAAACCCTAGCGGAACTATTGCAGGTGATGTAGCGACAGGTATTGTCACAGTTACAGCAACATCGACACCATTTACTGCCGATCATGTAGGGCAGTTTATCAACACACCTAAAGGCGGAAGAATATACATTACAGAATTTGTTTCTTCTTCTGAGGTTAAAGGCGTTGTGCGTATAGAGTTAGAAGGTACAGGCCACCTATCAGGTTGGGAGTTAGAAACAGGATATGAGCCTGTTATGTCAGCAACAAGAGGTTGGGCTAGGTCTGGCACGTTCCACAAGTCGCGCCTTGTCTTGGGTGGTTTAGGACAGCGCCCACAAACATTGCTTTTTTCAAAGGTAGGCGACTTTTTTAACTTTGACATTGGTGAAGGTTTAGATGATGAGGCGATTGATGTAACTATCGACGATGACCAAGTAAATGTTATCAGAAATTTACATTCAGGCAGATCATTAGCGGTTTTTACTTCTGGTGGTGAGTTTGCGATTGGTTATCAAATAAACTCTACAATCACACCTAAAACTATAGGTAACGAAATACAAAAGCAAACCCGCCACGGTTGTTCAAAGATTCGCCCTGTAAGCGTTGATGGGTCTATTGTGTTTGTTGAGCGTGAAGACCCTAATACAGCGGGTAGTGGTCGTATTGTAAGGCAGTTTGTATTTAGTGATGCAGAGCAAAGCTTTAACGCAACAAACATATCTATATTTTCCCAGCATTTAATTAGCAATCCTATTGCTATGGATATTCGCAGATCAACAGAATCGCAACCGTCAAATTATTTATATATGGTCAATGACAATGGCACATGTGCTGTGTTGAACTCTTTGCGTGAGCAGTCGTTACTTGCTTGGACATTGTTTGAGACAGATGGTTTATTTGAAGATGTATGTGTGTCTGGTAACAAGACGTTCTTTGTAGTCAAACGTACTATCAATGGTTCTACTGTTAGGTTTTTAGAAGTGTTAAACCCTGACAACAAAATGGACGCATCACTTGTGCAAACATCGGGCAGTGCTACAACAAGCTGGTCTGGACTAGATCATTTAGACGGCGAAGAACTAACTGTAGTGGGTGATAGCTTTGTGTTAGCAAAAGCCACACCTTCATCGGGCGCTATTACATCGTCTGAATCTGTTGAGACTTTAGAAGCTGGTTTGCCGTTCTTTGCTAGAATTAAGCATTTGCCTTTAAACGTAGCAATAGAAGGTCAATCATTTGCAGGGCGTTACAAAA